GTTCAGCTAATTGAATGTTTAATTCTTTTAAAGAATTGCTTGTTTCTCTTGATTGCGCTCTTGCATCTTTCTCTGACGCATACTTTTGAGCATCATTGTTGATTCTTGTAAGCTTCTCCATAAGAACATTTTGATCTTCAAAATCAAGATTCGCAAAATTTCTAGCAAGTTGCTGTGCATAAGGCAAAACTGTTGGATGAATAGCTTTGCCAACAATTAATGACTGAATTGCATTGTCAGATGTAGTTGTTTGTGTTGGTATACCTTCTAATGGAACAACCTTCCAAGTCCCATTTGGTTGTCTTTCGGCGAGTTTCTCACCCTTTTTAAGTTCTTTAGTCTCAGGAGCAAACTGCTTAAGAATCGCACGACCAGCAACAGTTGTTGATAATTGTTTTTCAACTACAGGGTCACGAGTCCCATCAGCCTTGAAAAGAGTCTTAGCAAGGTTTTGAACTTGTTGAGACTCAAGTCCTTGAGATGCTTTAAGACGCTGCTCAATAATATCTGAGCCAATCTTTCCAAAGCCTAATAATTGGTTGTAAACAGTCTCATCAACAGTGCCATCAGCCTTGATAAGACTTTTAGACAACTCAAGAGCATTTGCTGCCATTCCACGATTCTGCATACTAATACCACGCTCAAGCAAACGCTGTTCACGCTCAAAGCCACGAGCCTCTGCTACAGCAGATTGCTCTCTAACCTTCATCATCTCATTACGCAACAGGAAAGCAGCTTCTTGATCTCCACCCTGCAATGCCATCTGAATAGCTTGAGCATACGAATCAGGGTTGCTAGGGTCAATCATCCCAATCAACTGCTGGCGCTGTGAAATCTTTTGAAGCATAGGGTCTTCACCACCCAAAGCACCGCCAATAGCACCACCTAGCTGTTGACCAGCACGAAAAGTCCCATAGTTGGCACGAGCCATAGGGTCAAGATTGGCATACTGAATAGCTTGCGCCTGTTGTGCTTGCTGTTGAGCAAGTTGATACTGTTCAGGAGTAGTAAATAAACCGAGAATTTCTGATGCCATGATTACTCCTTAATAGTATCCGTAACTCATTCTGTCCATATCTGCCGCACTCATTGGATTACCAAATGGATTTGCAGATTGTGGAAGTGCGCCTTCAATATTTCTGTTCATTGTGTAATTGTTATAAGCGTTCTCAAATCCAGTTTGCAGTCTTGGACTGTTAGCAAGTCCCTGCAACAAACCGCCTAATGGACTGTATCCAGCACCAGATTGTTGAGTTCTAGCCGCCGCCATTCCACCAGTCAACAATGACTGACCAACATTTCCACCATAAGCCGCCGCTTGACCACCTAAAGCCGCACCCAACTTCAAAGGCGCTTGTCCAAGCTCTTCAATAGTCTGACCAGCCCCCAAATAGGTTGTAAATGGATTCAATGCGCCAACCTGACCAGCATAATATTGATCTAACAGTTGGTTTCCAGTGCTAAATAATCCTGTACCAAATGCAGTTCTTTGTTGTCCAGCTTGTTCAGCTTGTTGTGCAAGTTGTAAGTCTTGTTGTGCTAGTGAGTTGTAATATGCTTCTAATTCGGGATTAGTTGCCGATAACCCAAGACCACCACTAGGTCTTTCTCCAGTTGCGCCAACAGATAGTCCTAAACGACCTTTCTGGAATTGGTCATTTCTCAATCCAGCTAAAGTACGTTCTCTGCTAGGAGCAAGCAAGTTGTATTGGCTCTCTATATATTTTTGCGCTGTTTGTTCAGGAGTTTGTTGTAAATATTGACTTCCAAGATTAAACAAAGATTCAGCCGCACCAACATTAGGTCTAAGTCGAGCCTCTCCAGCTTCAGCTTGACCAAGCCCACGTTCTGTTAATCCAAACAATCTATCTTGATAACCTCTTAATTCAGGCGCAAGGTTATATCCAGCACCAGTTAAGTAGCCTTCAGGAGACATTTGAAAATTGGATGTGGCGTAGCGTGATGTAATCCCTACAGGGCGAAATCTAGCCGCTTCAGCCGCTAACCTAGCTGATTCTCGTGTTGCCGCCGCAGACTGATTTGCCGCATTCTCCATAGCGCCAGCTTGTTCTTGCGCTCCTAAGTAATTTAAAACGGCGCTTCCCGCCATTGCATATCCTATTGGCATATCAATCTCCTTTAATCAAAATCTCATCCACCTTAGACGGGTCTTTCTCGTCTGTGGCATGAATACAAAACCAAACACAATCAGTAATGGCTTTTACACCATGAATCAATCCTGCCTTAATCTCTATACAAGCAGGGGCAGTAACAATATCAATCTCATTCCCACGCAACACCGCAACCTTGCCTTCAGCCAAGATAGATAAGTGACTGAAGTTATGTGTATGTTTCAAGATGGCTACACCAGCAGGAAATCTAGCTTCCTTGGCATACAGTCCATCAGAAAAGTGGTGTGTAATCATACTGTGCGCTTCCACATATAGACAGTAATGTAAGGCTGGTAATTGGCATTAGTTGCACTTGAACCAGTAGATGAAACACTTGTAGAAACAGTTATTCCAGTTGATGCGGCTGTTGTTGTATTGTTTCCACCAGCAGATACACCACCACCCCCTGGACTCGTACCATTCATGGTATTTGCACCAAGTGCAACATGAGTATGAGTTGGGTCAGTAACTGTTGATGTAGCTGTATGCGTATGGCTAACAGTAATGGCATCTGCGCTACCACCAGTTTCCTCTGCTGTGTCAAACAACGCATTCCCAGAGTCAAAACCAACCATTACACGACCAGCGCCAAATGCAGTCCATGTACCAAATCCTAACAATGTTGCGGGATTGGTGCTGACACTTGCATTCGTATAGATAGAACCTACTGGATACAACAAAGCAAAAGCCGCTTGAACAAATGCAGTGGTTGCAATAGCAGTCGTGCTATTTCCACTAGACTGAGTAGTTGCAATCGTTCCTGTTGGCAATGTCGGCGTACCTGTAAAGGTAGGACTTGCCAAATCAGCTTTAGTTGCAATAGCAGTTTGAATATTGTCAAACTCAGTATTGATTTCAGTGCCTTTGACAATCTTTAAAGGATTGCCAGAAGTCAAAGCATCTTTAGTGGCAAAGTTTGTTGATTTTGTGTAATTACTCATGATGTTCCTTTAACTTACTTTGCCATTTTTGGCTTGAATTTCGATCTTCTGAATAGACAAGGCAGTACCATTTATGTCTGTCTCATATCCAGTTTGAACAACCTTACCAGCGCCAGATGCTGAAACAGTTAAGGTCTGCAACGCAACACCATCAGAGTATTCTGCAACTACAGTAGCATTAGCACCATACTCAGCAATGTTGTAAAAAGACTCACCCTGACTAGGAATAGAATCATCGGCAGACAAATAGTTTGTTTTAAAGTCAAACCCCCACTTAAAGGTAACAGCTTGATTTGTACCGCCAATAACCACAATAGACAACTTCTTCAAAATAGAAGTTTGGTTCTGATTTCCAAGGTCTGCATGGTTTGTGTAATACAACATACGATAAGAGGATTGGTAATCTTGGTAAGTACCATACAAACCAATATAGCCATTCTTGCCAATGTACAAACTACCATCACGGCGAGACAAAAATGCTGTTGGTGTTATAGAGTCCCAAGTCGTTGCTCTTGCCGCACCATCAGGCAAATAAGCCTTGGTATCAAAACAAAATACACCACCTACAGATGGTGTACTCAATAAATAAAACGCTTCACGCTCAGAATAGACAGACTTAACATTTGCCAATGTCTCACCAGCAATCACAGTCATTAAGTCATTACGAATGTTCTTAGACAAGTCTCTCTCAGGTGAAGACTTCTCTTGAATTGTTCTCATCAAAGAACGAACACCAGAGTTAGACAAGAAAAGCACATCAGTGCTAGTAGTCTGAATACTGTCTCTTGCAATGCAACCAATACCCTCAACAGTGTCACTCAATGACATTGATGCTGGTGTAGTAGCATTTTGGTAAATCAGAATTTGACGCTTACCAAAGATAAACAGGAAGCCATTGTGTGCGGCAAGACCTGTGATCTCATCAGCACCATTAGCCCAAACACGATCTACATTTAAAGAACCTGATGTACCTGTTGACCAAACATGACCCGCAATCAAATCAGAGAAAAAGACTGTTGCGTTATTGGCTGTAGTGTTTGCCACCCACAATCTACCAAAAGCAGAGATTGCAATGTTGCCATCAGGAACAGTTCCTACATACCCTGTCTTCTCACTAACTCTACGATAGGTTGTAGTGCTTACAGCGGGGTCATAGATCAATGGATTATGACCAGACTGAAAGAAGTATGTGATGTTGTTTAACGATGCACATTGCCAGTTACTTGCGGTAATTGTTGGTGCTGTACCGCCACCACCATAGGTCAACTCAACTACGGCATTAGACCCATCAAGTTTAAATAACTTGTTGTTGCCAGCAAACAATACAGTCAAAGTGCCATCAGCTTGAACTAACTCATGGATAACCTTAACGTCATTTGCGCCTAGATTTCCACTAGACGCATTGACTCTTGAAAAACCTTTGCGTGAACCCATACGACCATACTGGTCAATGATGCAATTTGTCGCAACCAAAGCATATCCAGCCGCAAGATCAAGAGGTGAATCTTGCGTATTCAGCCCATAAAGTGCTGGCGCTGAAACGCTAAAGGTTTGTATTTGTTGACTCATATCGCAACAAACTCCTGATTCTCAGGATAGCGAGTGCCTTCCAAAGCAATGCTGTCAGACAACATGGCTTTATACAACTGATATGCCTCAGATGAAGTCAAACCACCATCCTCACCACGCTCTACCAAAGCACGAGCATAGGCATTCTGAGCCACTAAAGTGTCAGCAACAGCAACAACAGTAGCATCTGATGACAATGTAGCCTGTGGCACTGTCAACGCAAATTTGATTGTGTACACGCCATCAGGTATTGGATATAGATTTACCTTAGTGTCGTAACTACCATCAACCCCATCAAAAGCAAATTCTGTAGGTATTGAATTGACAAGTGGAGTAAAGTTTAGTTTGCGGTTCATGTCCACAAAAGTAATGTTTATGAGTCCAACATTGCTTGTGGTATTGATTACATCCATCACTTGAAACTTCTGACCAGCACCTGTCAGAGAGTAAGCGGGTGTAGATGCTACAGTGGTAACTGTAATGGTTTGACCTAACACATTCCAAGCAAAAGCATCTTCAATCTGACGCTTGGCATCATTTACAAACTTGCCAATTAAAGCAGAAT